GACAGCGGCAACAGCGGCTGCCCCGCTTACGTCCCGCTCAACGGCCAAGAACACGATACTGAAAGAGGCGGCGAGGCAGAGGAAAACTGCTGTTCGCCGCCAGCCCCAGCGTCGCGGGTCCGCCGCGTCGGGTTGAATGGTTGCATCCTCAGACATAGGCACAACTCTCTGTTTAAACTTTCACTAAATCAATGTAATTATTCATTTTAAGTGAAAGTTTGATGAATACAAAGTTGACCTTAGCCGGCCAGTGTTACACCCTGGACTCGCATTCGCTCTTTTTCCCGCGCAAGAAGCATCGTGTAGTCTTCGATTGTCGGGACGAAATGACCAATCATGAAGCTGAAGATTTCCAAACTGGCTGTATACAGTCCGGTGTCATCATAGCCGTTGCCGAGAACGTGCTGAGTGTTGTACGTCGACGCATCGACACTGACGGCATCGACGTATTCCTTTCGCCCACTGAAATCATAATAGTAACGAGACTTGTTTGTGCCCGAGTGGTCGAGGGCAACGCCGATCAATATCACTTTCGGACCTGACACCTGGTTCCCAGTAAAGGTTGTCGCCACGTCGCTTCCGGACGCCCCCTCGTAGACTCGAGATACCCATTTATCGTTGCCGCTGCTTTCGCTCTTGAAGCCAAACGAGGCCCCTTTTGCAGCAGGGTCCGCATTCCCGACAAATGGCGTGTACGTCGATGACCCTGGAGTAGCAGGATACTTGATCGTCGCGAAGGCACACCAAGGCTGGTCTGTGTAAACCGAAGCCGCCGCGGGAACCAAAAGCCCTTCCCCGACCGTCGATGGAATGATGATCGACCGGACTTCATCCCCACCAGCCCCATAGCTTGCCGAACCAAGGGTCGGGTTGCCGTTTTGTGGAACCAGGGTTTCTCCGGTGAGTTTGCACTCGAGGTCTGCGTTGGAACCGAATTCGAAATGGTGAACCATGCCTGAGAGGAAGTCACCCTCGTATGGTTGCAGCCCAGAAATCAGGCTTTGGTCAGAAGCCTTGATGCTCCCAACCGTCGCACGAGGAAGAGTGAACATGGGAGACAGTTGTTGAACCATTACAGAATCTCGCTTGCTTGGGTCGTGATGAAAGCTGAGTAGCGGATATGGAGGTCTTCGACCTGTCCGATTTCTACGTTCTGAGGGTTTGCGCTGTTTACACCCCTCACCTGATTGTAGATCTTCCAGTGGACGGCGTCCTTGTCGACAACGACAGGAGTGGCGACGCTACGGAGACCGCGGAGAACCTCGAATCTGATGCCGAATTCAGCCCCGTATCCGGTCGCAATGCCGTTCGCCATGCTGAGATCAACAATAGGTGGCCCGGCAGTTGGCACTCCGCCGGCATCATCCGGCGAAACGAACCACTTGCTGATGAGTGCTTTCTTGACCTTCTCCATGCCCATGTAGGCACGGGCGATCGCCTGATTTTTTCGCCAAATTAGGCGCGGAAGGAAATCGAATTCTCTACCGATGCGCCATTCCAACCAAGTGTCGGCGAGGAGAGGTGGGTTATCGTAAGGGTCAGGGGCAGCGCCATCATACATATAGAGCTTCGCGCCCTGCACCAGTCGGATTTCGTTTCCGTAGTGCACCCCTGATACGGTCAGATCAATGGATCTGTTGTCCACGGACAACACCAATCCGCCGAGATCCGAATCAATCACATGGTTTCCGTGAGGGTTCGCGCCGCCTGAGAAATCTCCAGCATACGGAATCGAAACTGCGATCTCCTGCAACCCTTCGTCATGGACGGTCGCCAAGGTCGTGTAGGTGCCATCACCGTTGACCTGCACGATATGATGCTCTGTCCACTGAACAATGTCTGCGTTCACAGAAGGAGAGGTGATGCGTTCGAACTTGTAATGGTTCACTATCCCGGCGGCGAGATAACCACCGTAGATGTCAATTATACCAGACCCACTGATGATGATTTTGTAGCCCGATAGGCGAATGTTGGGCGCATCAACCGGCTCGGCGAACCCAAACCCGCCCTCCCCGTCAAGCCATGCCCAGAAAAGAGGGTTCCCGATGCTGTCGCCCGTGAATACAAACGCCGGGCGCCCGTTTACCGTGCGAACGGGCGCCGCCGCCTCATTAAAGCGCATGCTCACCTGGTCCAGGAAGCGGTCGCTCTCCAGCATCCGAACGAACAAAGGGTTGCCGATTAGATCTCCGAAGATCCGATCATATTGGCGTCCATTGAAACGAAGCGGCGGCGCCAGGGTTGGCACCGGCTCTTTCGAAGCTCGGTCCTCGATCGGACCAACCCTGTTATCCAAAGCAGATTGTTGAGGCACTGACACCGGTTTGTCAGCATCAGGTGTATTATCGACGTTTTGAAGCCCGACATCGCTCTTATCAAGCGTCACGGCACCGGTCCTGCCGGCAACAGACGCGACAGTTTCGCTGTTGTCGATCTTGTCCCACGTCACGCCATTCGAGACGATCCAGTCTCCAACGCTCCAGCTTGATTCGCCGTCTATTTCGGTAGCACCAGCGGTACTCACGCGATAGTAGTGACCTTTGTTTCCGGTCGAAGCGGCGGGGATAGCCGGGGAATTCGTATTTGCGTCCCAAACACCTTGGTACTGAATAGTGCCCAGCACCGCGGATGGTAGCTCTGACACCGGAATGGTCCCGTCACCATCAAGCGACGCCAAACCGTTGGCCTCACCACGTCTTTTATTCACGAGGTCCGTGACCCGCCTAGGTGTCATAACCACGTTCGCCGCGGCACCTGCCTGGGCCTCGGCTTCACTAGCCTCGGCGACGTCAATTACACGATCGTCATCAAGGGTCCCACCACCACTCGCGAGTCCCGTGCCCGTGATTGACCTGGTCGCATCAACCTTGCCCGCAAGGTCTGCTACAGACGCAGGCTGCAGTTCAAGGTAGTCCCAGCTCCCCGCGCCAGACGCACCAACTTTGACATAGTCCCCATTGTTCGACGGCGTGATGTCTTTATCGACACGAGCACGAACTCCTTCCTCATGGTCAAGGTCGGCATTCAACGCACTCAGGGTGTCCTTGAAGACGTATCCGGCCGCCGCGGTGCCAACGAGCTGAGCAAGCTCAAGTAATTGGTCAGGGACATCAGGTAGGTCATTGAATGCCGTCAAATTGATGCGTTGCCATTTCGGTAGTCCGTCGAGAAACTCTTTGGTTTCATTGTCATCGGCAGGGATGGCAACTCCGGGAGGGAACACGACGGGACCGCGAACCGAATGCTCGAACCCGGCTTTGCGAAAGAGAACATAGGTTTGCGTAGTCAAGATCGCCTCACTTGGCCAGGTTAGTGACAATGATACGAATGTCGGACAGGAACGGGTGTCGCGTCGCCGTGGGACCTTCGAAACCGTCGACGGCAAAGCTGTACCGAGCGTCAATCATCCAGCGGAACCAGTATTCGTAAGCACCATCCTCAGGGACTATGTCCATGAACACACTGCCGTTCATACCGGGCTTCGTCCGACGGATAGCGTTAGAGCCCATGTTTCCGGAGACGTGTTGGTTTCCTGAAGAAACCCCATCAAACAGCGGCTCATAATCGATCAGTCCGGCCGATGAGAGATAAGGGTTGCTCGAAATATCCGTCGCGCCTGACGGCCAGTTGATCCGTGCTGGAATTCCAGCACCAGCGCTTCTACGAAACACTTCGTGCTCGAAATACATCCACCCATAGGAGCTAGATACGGGTGTCAGCTTGTAGCTGATCCAGACCAGGACTGGCGTGCCGGCTTTCACGTCCGTCAGCGGCCCAGCCTTAATCTGCAACGTCTTGGACGGCCAGTTGGCGCCCACGGTATCGTTTCCTGACGCATTGGCATTGTTTCCTGCTGGCCCAAATCCGGAGGGCCAGACGTCATGTTCAGCCACGTAGGCCGACACCGTGCGGGAAGCAGCATTCGCGGCAAGCGCTTCTCGCAACACAGACCCGGCGACGATGGGAGATCCGTTTATCCGGCTCACGCCGGAATCATCGACTCGCAACACTTCGTTTCCGGAAGCGTCCTTGATTTCGACGCCTCGGCGCTCGTCGGGAGTGTTTCCGTCGAGGTAACCGAGTTTGATGTGTCCGCTGCCCCCAAACACCTGCACCAGGACCGCATACTCACTCAGCTCGAGGCGTTTGAGCACATGAACCACGCCCTCTCGCACTTCCATGGCGAGAATGGGATCACCACCTTGATCATTGACGAAAGCCAGGACACCGGCCGCCATCAGGATCTCGCTGACACCATCGGCTGCCAACATGCTGATCAAAGCGCGCGTCTTGCCGTCGACGCCTTCGTATTCGCCCAAGATGGCGTACCGCACCGCGTCCGCTGTCACCTGCTGCAGAATGGTAAGTGCGGACCGAACTTGGTCCGCACGATATTCCAGTCCCTGCAGCCGGAACCCTTCCTCCGAAGACAGGAGGGCTTGTTCCAGATACCGAATTACAGCTTCACTTTGTGGATCGACAAAAGCAGGAACTGTCGACTGTGTCGGTGCTGTTTGTGCGGCAAGGAGGTTATGCGCGGTAATCAGGACCTCGCCGGCCCCGGTGGTGACCGCCGCGAGTTGCATCTCAACAGAAACCGTTCCTTCGGGTATTTCGTCGCGCTCTATGAACCCGGCGGCGCGCGCACCGTCGCCGACCGTCGCGATCGACACAGGCGGCAGCAATTCTTCTCCGGCGTCGTCGAAGAAATGTGCCGTCAGGTCGGCCGATCCGATGTTTCCGCTCAAGCCCACTTCACAGGCCATTGCATACCGAATACCTGGATAAAGTTCGTGCCGTGGCCCAAGAATCAGGTCGACGGACTGGTCGGCACCATCGGACAGATAACGCACCCCAACCTTGTTCGGCGAACCCGGGATCAATTCAACGGGGCCAGCATTGGAGGTGATTTCGAGGACGCCATCTGCAACCAGTAACGGGTCCGCAAAATCATTTTGATAGCCAACCTGGTTCAAGGTGCCAGACCCAGCAGCCAGTTGCTTTGAACCGGATACAGCAAAATCAAAATGGCTTTGAATAGCATCGCCGGTGAAGGTGCCGACCTGCGCCGCCGACGGCGCTTCGAACCGAACCAGTTGGATGTCAGAGATGGCGGCATCGCCTGTCCAAGCGGTTCCCGCGTCATTAAAGATGCGAAAGCCTCGGGCGTCCGCCCCCGCGGGCGGCGTTACCTTCAGTTCCTTGTATCCGGATTCACCCGGAGACCACTCCAGCACGCTAGGAGATCCGACCTGCGTGCCGTCTTGGCTTTGGTAGAACGTCACCTCGACGAATACACTGGCGCCAGAGACACCTGTCCTCTTAGCCCGGGCCGAAAGAAGCAGGGACTCTTGATCTCCGAAGAGACCTCCAAGCACAGGTGTTGCCAAAGCCGTGGCAGTGCTGCCCGTGAACTGAGACGCACTTAGCAACGCACACCGGGGGACTCCAAGTTGGGCAGGGTACCCTGATCCCAAGCGAGTGGCCGACACCCATGGACCAAGCCCGAAACCCCACAGGGCCGTATTCTGGAAATACGGGTCCGGGCACAGGTTGGTGCCGGTGACATCGCTGTTGTCAATCAGATCAGACGTGCCCGGCAGCGTCAGATCAAGGTCGCCCGTTTCAGGAGGACTCGGCTCCGGCGTCCCACTTGCAAGCAACCACCGGTCAACCGACTGCAAGGATGCCAGGTCGTCGCGAGCCGAGAAGACCTGCAGAAGGACAGCCGTTGCACCGCCGAAATCGGAAACCGGAATGGTCAGTGACGTGCCGGGCACGTCGAGCCAGGTTTTGATCGTCGCGCCGGCCGCGTTCAACGCGCGGACGTTCGTCATCTGCCCGGCTTCCGGGACGACATCGCCGGCGTCCCACAGCAACGGCGTGGCATCCTCGAGCAGGCGGTTACGACGGGACCAGGTGACGGTCACCTCCGTCAGTCCGGCGAGGGAGACGTTCCCGAAGGCTTGCCCCTCAATCGCCACGTTGGCAGGCCGTACTGGCCGGTGAGCACGATCCGTAACTGTGTGGGTGATGGGAGCGACCGACGTGGAGTCGAGGACTCCGAGCGATGTCCTGGCCAGCAGTTTGTATTTGGCCGTCTCCCCAGCGCCTCGCACTCGGGAGAGGTCGGCTACGGCCGGCGCATCGTCAAAGAACCAGACGGGCGTCCCGATCGGCCAAGCGCGCGGAACGGTATCCCAGATCCCGCGGCGCAGGACCCAACCGTCTTCGTCTGTAGCGACGACCTGGCATAGTTCTGTTTCGTTCTCCAGGCCGTCGCCGATCAAAGCAAATCCACCCTCGATCGGAGAGCGGCCAATCTCCGCCCCTGGTGGATCGCTGATGACCGATGACACCTCGGCAGCCAGTGCAGAGGCCAACGTCGTTCGTGCCGGAACTTCTCGGCGCTCAATGTCGCTGAATAGCGTCGTTCCGTCGGATCGAACTACCTCAGTCAGTCGCTCGACTGCGAACACATCCGGATCGGAGTGAAAGCCCATCACACCCATGAAGGCGTTGGGATAAGCGAGGTCGGATTGATCGGTTAGCGCCAACGCCCGAACGGAAAGCGCATAGGGAAGCGTGAACAGATGTGCTTGCTCGAGAGCTTCCGGAGTGGTGCCTGGCGCCTCCCAACCAGTACCGGGAGGAGCGGTGAGCGCCGGGCGAGATAGAGCGAAGATGTCCTCAACCAGTGTGACCCGGACGCTGGCTCGCTTCGGGTTCGGGGTCGAGGACATGACCCGCATGAGTTTGCCGTTGTTCTCGCTCTCCGGCCAGTTGAGCCGAACAACAGAGCCCGGGGCGAACGTCCAGGTTCCCCGTGCAATTTCGATTTCAACGGCCGAGGCCGGCGTGCTGGCCTGACGAAGCTCCCGGGCGAGAACACGCTGTGCGAGTTCGACATTCCGGATGCCGTAGAAATTTCGGGCCGTCGAAACAACCTCGCCGGCATTGTCGATTGCGGCGAGGTTCTGCGCCGAGATCGTTTCTTCCTGCTCGTTCTCCGGGTTGGTCCAGGTGAGAATGATCTCGTTGACGATCTCGCTCCAACCCTTTTGCTGGTCTGAGAGTATGTCCGCATTGGACATGTCAAAGACCGGAACAGCGTCAGGGTCGTAGTCGTCGCGCAGGAGCTTCAGCACCCACTTGCCAGTCACCGGGTCCGGGTAAAGTACGGCTTGGATGTGGTCGAGGATCTCGCGGATGAAGTCTTCGACTTTGCTCTGCTGCCACCAGCCGAGCGTCAGTCCGAATTCTTCATCGTAGAGGGTCTGCGCTGCATCGGTAAACGAACCCGCGGCATCTACGGCCGATGCTGGGGCACCCATTCCGCCTTCGTCGTCGGTCAGGATGTCATAGATGATGTGGGCCGGGTTCGCGTCCGGCCCGATTTTCGCAAGTGCAGGCGCGAAGCCCCGCGGGATGGCGGTGACCTCGACTTCGGTCGGCTGGATAAACGGACTGTTCGAGGACCAAAGGAAGCCCTTGTATGTCGCCCCGTGCCGCCTCAGTTCACGCTCAAGCTCTCCGGTGAACGGGTGGTACTGCTCGCGCTCTGAGACCCAGGACGCTCCGTCTGACGAGTCGCCGACCGTGCCGCAGAAGAAAAGCGACGTGAGGCCACGGTAGCCCGGGGATGTTGCAGTGGTTCTGCCAGTGCGTTGGGCGAGTCCGGCCGGCATGACCTGGGTATCCCCACCCAGCAAGGCATAGGCGACACCTGAGACGCCGCCTTCCTTCTTTTCACCCCCGAACAGCTCAGGCGCTCGAATGTTGATCGGCGCGTTGGCAGAAACATTGCCCTGCCAGGCCAGTTTCTCACCGATGATGATCTTGTTGATTGAGTCGACCGGTCCGCGGCACAGGCCGAGATGGATCGACATCCGGTAATCTGTGACCTGGAACCTGCCGCTCGCGGAACCCTTACCCATGAGACGGGCCTCCCCGCTTCACTTCGCACATCCGCAGCGCGATCGCGTCGCCGGTCGCCTCGAGTGTCGAAATCGGGACGCCCTCACGCATGAAATCGCGAAAGCTCAATCCGTGCTGACGGAACCAGGTTCTTGCGCCGGAAACGCAGTAGCCGGCAGCGCGCACGTCCTCGATGGTCACGTTCGGGTTCTGAGACACTAGGCCTTAACCTCGTAGGACGTGGACGATTTGTCGCCGAACCAGAGAACATTCGGGGACTTGATCCGGCCAGTTCCCCAGAACCAGGGGATCGGCCGGCCGGCCTCTGCCGTCGGCTCCTCAATGTCTTTCGCCGCAGCCGGCTTGGGTGCCTTCGGCCTGGGGGTAATGATTGCCGCGACGATGTTCGTGGCGATCGCGATGGCGAGATAGACGATCCAGTCCGCGACCACGCTGCGCCTCGACTTGCTTGAGTTTCACGGTTTGATTGATTTCTAGGCCGCTATGCGGTCCAAGTCAATCCACGGCTAGTAGTAGTTGTTCTTGAAGCCGAACGGGTTGGCTGTCGGAATGTCCGGATAGCCACCAAAATTCGCGAGGTTGTTGTGCAAGGCGCATCCGGTTTCGGTCTTATCGCAGCCGAAAATCACGTCGACACTGTCACCGACGGATAGGCCCTTCGGCCGCCGGTCGAGGCGGATAGATGTGGCGCTGAGAACCGCCAGGATCGAAACGCTTTCCTTCACGCCACTTGATCCCGTGAAGGCGAAGATGCCATTCACGAAAGCGTTGACATCCGTGCCGTCCGTCCAACCGGCCGGGAAAGAGATGTCGGCACCGGAGATCGCAGCAATAGTCGTCGCCCTGGTGGCGGCCGCGCGCGCGGCAGCGCACTTCGGGCCGAACAGCCGAAGGCCGCAGGTGTGCTGATACATCCGACGCAGACCCGTGCGCTGAAGTCCGACCGAGTCCGGTTCGCAGCGGAACTTCGCTTCCACGCCTTCGATCGTCCGCGAGATCAGCTTGCCAGCGAAACAGATACGCACTTCTTTCGAGACGTCTCCGTACTCACCTTCATAGATCACGACGCGCACAGCGACAGGCGGTGGGCCGTTGCGAAACAGCTTGGATAGATCGCAGTCGCTGGGTGCCGAGATCTCGACTTCACTTCGATCCGATCCCGCCGAAGTGGTGATGTCAGAGTGCTCGATCGCGAGAGGGGAGTAGATGTCCTGTCCCGCGCCGGCCGGCAACGCGAAGGGTCGCTCTGCATCGGTGTACGCAAGAAAGTCATCGGCTCCCGGGCCGAAGTTGAATTTGAACAGCTTGAAGGGGGCACCCTCGTCAGCACTGTCTGCGTATTCGTCAAAGCTCATTTCAGATCTCAACCATTTGGATTGTCACCTGGGCTTCCGCCAGGGTGTCGGTCTTGAAGTTCAGCGTGAGTTCGTCACCCGCAAAGCGGCATAGGTGCAGCCATGAGAGCTTCGTCCAGGAGGAGGGCGCGACGGCCCAGTTGCTCGAAAGCGTGAGAACGGTGTCATCACCAGAGGCGTCGGAAACGATCGTCATCCCGGAGATTGCCACGCGCTCGACAGAGCCGCCCGGCAACCGGGCCTCGATCGCGCGAATTCGAACATCATCCTTCAGCCAGGAGTAGACATCTGTTCCGACCACGCGGATCTGATTTGCGGCAGGAGCTTCCGCGCCGGCGCGCAATGCGACGTCTGACAGTCCGGTTGCACAATAGAACGCCTTCTGGCGCCCTTTCATGCGGCTGAAGAACCGAACCAGCTTGAAGATGTCTGCACCTTGCAGCGTATGGAGCACGCGCAGCATTTGATCAGGGTATGCCCGATGGTTGATCATCCCGCGGACACCCGACTGATGGTCCAGGATGTCACGCAGCCAGCGAATCTCGCCTTGGGGGACCTGTCTCCAGTTCGCACGAACCGGATACACTTCTTCCCCCGCAAACGTCTCGTCTGATACCCCCTCACCTTCCGGATCAGATAGGCCGGGCTCTTCGTTCAGCGTGAGCCTGAAGCTCTTGTGTCGGTCGGTATGGTTGGAAATGCGCTGGTTTTCGACCTGGCCTAAGAACACCGGCCGAACTTTGGTGCCGGCCGGATAGGTAGCCAGCAAATCCCTGGTCAGGGCGCATGTAGGGCCGTCGACACTCGCGACCTGGACGACTTCCGGACCGACTTGGATGAAGCCATCTGTAACAGCCCAGTCCTGGGTTTCTGTCAGAACGATCGAGGATGCGCCGCTGATCTCGGCAAGGGCCGCGCGACGCGTAGGGTCTGCAACCGCCAGGTGCCCGGACAATCCCTGCAGCAGCGTTTCGGCCCGCCGCGCATCATCGTTCGCAACAAGTGAGTTCCATGTGACTGTCCGGCGCGGCTGCTTTCGCACAGCGATACGACGTTCACGGCCAGAGCGGGCCGGGAAAATGTCCGTCTTGAACGCGAGTTTCAGGGTCCACCCGCCCGACCAGTTCGGCGCAAAAGGCCAGGTTGCCCTGCGTTCACCGCTAAGGGTTACAGAGGCGTCTGATGTCGAGGTGCGAAATGTCCATGTGCCGGAGAACACGCGGCGGCCGGTCCGTGTGGCGACGAGGGTGAATGATTTCTGCCCGCCGGCCGCGAGGACGAAGGGCGGCTGATCGCCAGAGATGAGTAAGCCGTCGAGGTGTTCGGGGATTTCGACCTCGTCGACAGTGACCGGCACGCCTCCGCTGTTCGTCAGCGTCACGCCGAACTCGGCACGCCCTTGGACAACGCCAGCGTCTATCAAGGTTTGCGACAACACCAACGTCACGACAAAGCCCCGCTGACAGCTTTCTTGTTGGCCCGGATGAAGTTGATGAATGCCCGCTGACCGGCGGGAGTTGACAGCCCCTTCGACACGAAGTCCCCCGAGTCAATGGCGTTGATGATCTGAACCCTGTCCTCAATGCTGCCGCCCCCGCCGCCGTTGTTGACGTGCCTCGGGTCGTCTTCCGTCAGGACCTCTTCCCCTTTTTCGAGAATGGTCGGTACCTCATTTGGGGCGAGACCGGCGATGCCGCCGGAGTGATAGCGAATTGCGTTCGCGAACAGAGACGCGGAAACTGCACGGGAGTCAGACAGATTCCCAACCACACCGCCGTCATGCGCAACGCCTGCGTTCGCCGCCTGATTGACGATCCCTGCGATCCCACCGCCAGCGCCCGGAAACATGCTTTGCAGGAGGTTCAATACCAGCTGCTTGATGATCATCTGGGCGATCTGCCGTAGGAAATCGGACGCGAATTCCAGGAAGGAGTCGCGCATCGCGCTGATCGCGTCCTGCCCATCGGCAATGCGCTGCGCAAACCGATCCGCAGCCTGTGCCGCCCCGTTGGCAATCGACTCTTCGATCTGCCGGCCGGTGACCACCGACTCATCGCCCGTCGCTTCGATCGTGCGCCGAGCCTGCTCCAGTCTTGCAATGGCGTTCTCGGCGTCAGGGCCGCCCATCGCTTCCCAGAAAGCAATTGCGTTGTCGATCGCCTCGAGGAGCGTGACGTTGAGGTCTTCGAGCTGGCCCCGAAGAATGTCGGCCTGCGCATGCTCACCTTGCTCACGCAGGAATGCGATCTCCTCCAAGAGGAGGCGACGGCGCTCCTCGATGCGGGACACCTCATTGGACGCCGCTTCGGTCTGTCTACGCTGCTCATTGATGTCGTAAAGAATGCCGAGGGTTTCAGCGAGCAACCGGCCTTCTTGCGAGAGAGCCGATACATTGGCCTCAATCAGCTGTCGCGTAATGAAGGCTTCCCGGGTTTCGATTTCACCCCTTGCCCGGGCGATCTCACGACGGGTTTCTTCAATCGAAACCAGTGCGCGAAGCCGTTCTTCCTCGAGATAGAGAGCGCGTGTCGTCGAGATGATTTCGTTGCGACGATCGGCCGACAGTTTCACGCCATCGGCTTGGGCACGCTGTTCGGCTTCGTAGAGCGCATTGGCGATCTCCTGTTGCAGCTCGCTTTGCTGCATGATCGTCAATTCATGGCGCCGGCTGGCATTCGCCTGGTCGATGGACTGGTTGTAGTCGCTCTGCGTCTCGTTGATTTCGCGCTGGATGCGAGCGCGCTCCCGGTCCAGGGCAACCTGCGCTTCCGACAGACCCAAGATGCCGGATGCTTCTGCGCGCTCACCGCTGGTGTCGCCGTCACGCATCGTCTCCGCGGGGTTGGCGCCGCCGACCAGTCGGGCAGTGAGAACCGTGACTTCGCTGACCTCTTGGCCATAGCGGGCAAGATTCTCGGCGAGTGAGCGAAGCTCGACCTCAAGTTCTGCCCGGGCACCGGCATCTGCCCCGGCCGGCGCAACCCGGTCAATGATCGACCCATAGTCGACTGAATCGACCATTTCGTCGCGCAATGCATCCAAGGCCGCCTGACGACGCGCAATGACAGCTTGGCGCTCGTCATACGATCCGGCGTTCTCTTCAGCCAGTGCGCCGGCCTCGATGATCTCTCTGCGCCTGTCCGCGAAGTCGTTGATCCGGCGCATGTCCGGGACAGCATCTTCAAGATCCCGGAGCGCCGCCGTGTAGCGCTCAATCCCACTTGGATCGGACGAAGCGTCGACTTCTTCGAGCGCGTCCGCCAGGCCAAGGAGCGCACGATCACCGTCCGTCGCCGTGCCGTCGATCAGGCGCAGCATGGCCTCGTTTTGTGCCAACGCCTCTTCCGTATCGACGGCGCGTTCGCGGATGCTTTCGATGCGATCCCGGAACCGATCAAGGCGGGGGTTGTCAGCCGCTGCGACCAGCTCATCCATTCTGGCGGCAAACTGGGCGGCAGTGATCTCCCCGCGATCCAGCTCCCATACAAGGTCTTGGAGATCGCGCAGCTCTTGGGGGTCGAAATAAGCTGCGAACCCATCAAACAAGCCGCCGAACCGCTCGTCACCCAGCTCCGCGGCCAGGTCGCGACGCGCGTCTTGAAGCGCACGCCGCAGATTGCGAGTCTCGATTTCGATCGAGTTGCGATCCAGTTGCTCGATCTGGTCGACCAGTGCCTCGGCATCACCGCGCGCCTCAACATAGGCCGATCGAACCCGGTTCAGAGCGTCCTCGTGCCGGCGCAGAGCCGCCGTCGCATCGTCTGTCCGAGTGACCCACTCGCCCAGGAACGACGTCACGATGAAACTGAGCGCCGTGACCAGTACGGCTGGCCACCCACCGATGGCCGCCCAGAAGGTGCGGGCCACGGCTGCACCCCTGATCATGATCCCCTGCATGCCCAGAATCACACCATTGAGGCGGGTAACACCGGCCACGGTGCTGCCGCCTGCGGTCGTTCCAGCCAGGTGCAACGATGCCGTTAGAGCCGCTACATCTGCACGGGCTTTGACAAGACTCGGGCTGAGTCCGGTGGTGACCGACCCGGCGATGCCGAGGAACACCTGCGCCAGCTTCACGGCAGCGAATGCGTGCAGGATAAACAGCAGCGTGTCGGCGTTCTCGGCGAGATCCACAACCAGGTTCGTCGTGCGGCCCAACAGCTCACCGAGCCCGGTGAAGAATTCAACTCCGTCGTCCGACTGGAACCACTCGTTCAGCTTTTCGAGTGCGTCGGAGAAGGCCGCGATGAAGCCCGCATTGCCGACAATGCGCTTGGCCTCGAACACATTGTTCTGGAACTTCCCGATCTCGGTGTTGACCGTTTCAAGAGCCCCTGCGAGCTGCGGTCCGAAACGCTCGCGCATCTCGCCTGCGAAATTGAGCAGCGTGGACGAGTTAGCGATGACTTCACCGCGCTCTAGCATCTCGTCCAGTTCCTGGCTGGTGACGCCCAGGGCGGCAGCCATGATCTGGAAGGCGCCGGACAGGCGGTCACCCAGCTGTCCCCGCAGCTCTTCCGCCTGAACGCGGCCCTTGGACATGATCTGAACCAGGGCGCGGAAGATTCCGGACATGTCCTCGGTCGTCAGATTGAAGACCCGGCCGGCTTCGGTCAGCGACAGGAAGACTTCGCGCGTCTGGGCGTTTTCGAAGTTCGCTTCGCCCGCGGCGAATGCGAATGCCGAGTATTCGCGCGAGAGCACGCCAAACTCGACCCCTAGGCGAGACGCTTGCTCCCGGAGGAACTGCATCTCGGCTGCCACGCGCCCCGTGTTCTGCTGGAAGACGACGCCCAGTCGGTTCTGGGCGGCCTCGATCGCCCGGTAGGCATCAACCACCTCACCGATCTGACTGATCGCGTTATAGAGTCCGAGATGCGCTGTGATCAGGGCCAGGACTTCACCGCGCAGGCGCTGCGTGATGCTCATAGCCTTCCGGCTCTCGCCGTAGAGCGACGCCATGCCGCCCGCCAGTCGATGCGTCCCGGCTGCGGCAGCCGTCGTCGCAGTCGAGTTTTTCAGATGGCTTTTGGACTGCCGCTCGATCTGGCCGGTCAGTTCGCGCGAGGACGTTTCCGCCGCCTCGGTCGCCTCATCGTACTCGCGCATTGCCACCTGTGCGGCGGCCGCGGCTCCTTTCAGGCGACCCAACAACTCCGAGGATTTGACGAGTTCGGCGTCCTGCGCGCTCATCGACTGGGTGAGCGATACGACGTCTTTTTCGAGATCCTGATACGCGCGTTCCGCTGCCTTCAACTGGGCAACCAGTCGCCTTTGCGCGTCTCCATCGCCGCGAGCGCCTGCGTCGACGATGCCGACCTGGATCTTTTCCACGGCAGCCCGTGCAGCGGCCATCTGGGCGATCGTGGCTTCATAACCCGCACGCGTCTCTGCGAGTTGACCTTCTTGGCGCGACAGGGCGCCCGACGCCTTGTCGATGGCCTTTTCGATCTGACCCATTGCCCGGGTCGCCGCGGCACCGGTTTGGGATACGATCCGCTCAAGGTTCCGATGTCCGGCACCGAGCTTTCCGATCGAGGCATCCGCATCAAGCGCGCTCTGGGCGGCGCGGTCTTGCGCGGTCTTCAGGTCGTCAATTGCCGTCGTGAATGACTTCAGCGCGCGATCGGCTTCATTCTTCGCGCGAATGACGAGTTGAACTTCACGTCTCATTCCGACAACCCTTTGCTGCCGGCCAGTTGCTGAACTCGTCTATTCAGCTCCCGTGCGGCTTTTCTCGTCGAGGTGGCTTTGACGGCGGTGTTCGGCGTGGCGGAGAGAACCATCTGTAAAAGGGCAGTCTGCGAAGCGAGTTCCCGGTTGGTCCGTTCGGTAATGAAGTTGGCTTCTGCCCACACCATTCGAAGCGGATACCGCCAGGCTTTCGGGTGCCCGTTCGCCATGAGCAGGTTTGCTTGGCGACGCAGACCCCGATACCACTCGCCTAGGGTGACGGGGCTTCGGTCTTGTTGAACGCCGCCATCATGTTGATGATGCTCTCCATCAGCTTTCCCAGGCCGCCGTCCTCCGAGACAGACAGCTTGAGGATTTTCTCGACAGCCTCGACCTGTTTGTCGATCGTGAGCCGCTCGACCAGGTGGTGCGGCATGCCTCCGGCACCCAGTGCGATGACCTCGGTGACCAGTCGCGGTGCTTCGCGCAGAAGGTTCGCCGCCACGTCGCGGGCGGACGAGAAGTCTTCGCTGTCCGATTGGATTTTCTCGAACGCGTCGGCGATCGGCTGGAAGTGTTTCTCGAGAAGAATGGAAATGTCAGTCAGGTTCAGACCGCGCACGGAGATCTCGGCTTCCCCTTTGGCGGTCTGAACCTTGATGACCTCTTCGGCGCAGAGGATTTCCTCAAGTGCGGAATAGTCGCTCATCGTCCCTGTCCCGCCTTACGAGGTGACCGGCTGGCCGTCGACGTAATGCATCGCCATGCCATCCTTCTTGAGCACTTCGATCTGCAGAGAGATCGTCTGCCAGTCGTCACTGATCAGATTGTATTCGCCGTTCGGCGTGATCTTCACGCGGGGGAAGAACTGATCGCGACGCGGACCCTTCGGGTTGAAGGACTCGAAACGCAGTTCGCCCTCGGCCATGGTGTCGTTCGAGATGATGGTGTCACGGGTGTGGGCCGTGACGTCATATTCGACCTCGATGCTGTCACCCGTGCTGATCGATCCGCCGTCAATGATCGTGATGGCGCCCCGGTCCGCATCAAGGGTGTAGTCGGTGTTAAGGACATACGTCGTGACGTCGCCATCGGTCACGACCACGTTGGCCAACTTCCGCGCGCCAGCCGGATTGGAGGCGGAGACACCGACCTGGTACCGGTTGCCGGCGACAACGCTGGCAAAGGCGTCCGTGTTCCCCGTCGAGCCAGCCTCGGACGTCAGTGCCGCCTGACCGAGGAAAAACAGGGCCAGGTTATCGCGGGAGATGTTGTCGCATTCGACGTTGATCATACGGCCGACTTCGATGATGAACTGCTCGTCCTTCTGCCGGATACCTTCTTCCGAACTGAAGTGGTCGAGCGTTTCTTCCTCGACACTCTGCGAGATGCCCGGGCAGTTGCCGAGCGGACGCTGTCCGTTGGCAGTCTGGGTGCCGTCGGCGAAGACGCCGAAATAGAGCTTGCCCTTGCCAATGCCGAGATTGCCAAGGGGTCCGGATTGAGACATTTTCAACTCCTGTGTGTTGCTTCACGTTTACCGTGAAAGTTTGGGTTAGGCAAATGGGTTTGCGAGATCTTCAACGAGACCCAGTGTGACAGAGATCAAGAAAAAGGACTGCGTTGACACCTCGCCATCGCCGGGACGCACCACTGGTTGGCCAATCTCCATCGAGCCGACACACGGACAGATACCGCCCAGTCCGAGGATGTCGAAGCCTTCGCCCCTCACCTTCTCAGCACTCAGGCACTTCAGAACGTCAGCGCTGGCGATGTGGGCACGGTCGGTCGGATGGGTGGGATCGTCTTTCAGGAAGCCCTGGATCAGCAAATCCCACTGGCCGCTAGAAGCGCTGGAGCCTTGCGACTGCGCGACGTCCAGTGCTTTGGGGTGCTCAAGAATCGAAATGAGATCGTCGGGGTCGTCTCCGGCACCGAACATCATTCGCCCACGGTAAACGCGCTCGATGTTGGGCGCCCCGTCGACCTCGACGTCCGAGAAGTCGGAGGTGTATCCATTTTCCGGCGAAATGGTCTTCAGAGCGTCTGTCAGAGCTTTCAGAGTGCGAAGACGAAACGGATCGACAGGCATTATGCAATCTCGGCATCAATCAGGCGGTTGAACTCATATTCGAGGAAGTCTGCCGTTTCGTCAGAGACATCCTGGCGAACGGTTTGAAACGCCTGATCCACGGACGGCCCGTAGAGCAGGTAGACATTCGGGAAGATCATTCGCGGCTTGTAGGCCGCGCGCGGCGGTCCGCCGCTCGTTCTCACCGCTAGACCAACATTGTTGTTGCGCAGTTTGACCAGGAAGGCGTTGCGCAGATACCGGGCTGCGCCCGGCTTCACAGTAACCCGAACACCGCGCTTTCGTTGATGGCCGCGCACGAAGCGCGCCAGCGATGTCGGCCGGCGCTCTGCCGAAACGACAGACTCCAGTTCGTTCCGGGTGGCTCTTTTCGAGATCTCGAGTCGGCCGTCCGCCGAAGACAGATAGCGGGCTGGTAAAGCCACCTGTTGACGGATTGCGCGAGCGCTCAAAGTGCGGGCTCGCTGTGCTGTCTTGTTCACCGCACGCAGAGCCGCCAGTCGGATCTGATCGGGAACCTCATCGAACTCGGAAAGCGCGGACAGCCCTTCCACGGCGAATGCGAAGACAGCTGTCATGCGAGCAGTGCCTCCCAGTCGGCATTCCAGGACGCAGAGCATTCGGAAGGGCTCAAGCGCGCGACTTGAACCCTCTGGAATTCTCCGGATGCCGGGTCAACCTGATCAATGCGGTAGGCTTCCGACGCCGAAAACCAAATCACGGCCAGTCTCCGGGGTGCAGCCAGTTCCTTGTTGTCGATAACGATCGAGGTTTCCGGGACGCGGCGGCCGCCCCAACCTTCGCCGACTCCGTCCCCCGGCGTCTGCTCTGAAACCTTGGTGTGATCGCGGACACTGATGCCCACGGCGATCGCGCCGGCATATGCAACATAAACCGCCGGGACCTTCGCC